ACACTCACAGAAGGGATTAAGCAGCGTATGCTTAGTCACGAGGGTGAAGCTATTCTTGATAAGTGGGAGAAGACTGGTCTTCTGGAAGGGCTCGATGATGTTGGTCGCAACACCATGGCTCGCCTCCTAGAAAACCAAGCTGCTCAACTTCTAAAAGAAGTCAGCACCATGCAAGCTGGTGATGTTCAAGGCTTTGCCTCAGTTGCATTTCCAATTGTTCGCCGTGTATTCGGCGGTCTTTTGGCACAGGATCTTGTATCCGTTCAACCTATGAGCCTACCAAGTGGGCTCATTTTCTTTCTCGACTTTACTTACGGCGGCGTTGTCGGCGCTAATGGTGCAGGTCAGGATAGCGGCCCACGTCTTGCTGAAAAAGTAGGCGACTCGCTTTATGGCGGTGGTCGGGTCGGTCAGCAGATTACAGGTGGTGTAGACCTCAGTCTTTCTACCGGTTCTCTTAGTTTCTACGAACTCAATAACGGGTATTCGTCGCCCACGGCATCGGTTTCGAGCGTCACCCCCGTCCTTATGGGTAGCGGTACGTTTATCACCACAGCCGAGTCTGACGACGGTGGTATTTTTGCTAAGATCCTACGCGACGATCCGTCGCTCGTTTCGGGCCTATGCTATTGGTCTTATAAATGCTCATGTCTTGGCTGCATCCGGCTTTAATTTGTCGGGCGGCGCTGATCTTGTAGCTATTGTTCCTTCGGGTTCTGATGGCGCAGGCCAAGTGTTGGGCACCAACGGCAGTGCTCTCGTCGCAGGCGTTGGCTCGGGCAGCTTCTTTGCCCGCTCGCTGACAACCTTCTCGGGTTCGGCGCGCGATCAGATCAACCTCGTCGCCCTATCACCGGGTGGGGTGCTGAGTGTCGCGCAGCTAGCTGACTCTATGACGCAGTCGCACACCGTATACGTACCGATCAAAGATAGCTTTGTGGCGGCTGGTAACCCATTTGGTGCCATCGCCGGTTCATCGACCGTCGGTGGCTGGGGATTGGAAAACAATCCGAGCATTCCAGAAATCAACATCAAGGTTGATTCTGTGGCTGTTACGGCGATCACTAAAAAGCTGAAGGCTAAGTGGACCCCGGAACTGGCTCAGGATTTGAATGCTTATCATAACCTCGACGCTGAAGTTGAGCTTACGAGCATTCTCTCCGAGCAGATCGCTCTTGAGATTGATCAGGAGATCCTTGAGGATCTTGTCGTGAACGCTACGGCTGGAACACTTTGGTGGAGCCGTTCGCCAGGTAAGTTCCTAGACCGTGAGTCTGGGAATCTGACTCAGAACAGCTTGTATCCTGACTTCACCGGTACGGTGAGTGAATGGTATGAGACGTTACTTGAGACAATCAATGACTTGAGTGCTCGAATCCATCGTAAGACGCTTCGCGGTGGCGCAAACTTTGTTGTTTGCTCCCCTGAAGTTGCTTCGATTCTGGAGTTTACGAGTGGCTTCAAGGCGAACGTCGCTGTGGATGAGGAGAAGGGAAGCTGGGGTGCCGTCAATATTGGCTCATTGAGCCGTAAGATGGAAATCCATGTGGATCCTTACTTCATTCGTAACGTCGTGCTGGTTGGGCGCAAAGGTAGCAGCTTCCTCGAAAGCGGCTATGTTTATGCTCCGTATGTTCCGCTACAGGTCACGCCTACCATCTTTGGTACCGAAGACTTCGTGCCTCGCAAGGGCGTGATGACTCGCTATGCCAAACAGATGGTTCGTCCTGACATGTTCGGGCTAGTTATTGTTGACGGGTTGACAGGAACCCAGTCATAATATATTCGGTCTCGTCATTGTTGACTGACTGACTAGGTTATGAATAAAAATCGGAGAACCCCGTCCTAGTGGCGGGGTTTTCTGTTTTAATGTGCCAAGTACTTGGGACAAAACTATTTACTAAGGTTAGAAATATCTACATCTTGAAGAGGGATAATCAATGCCAACGAATTTACAACCTGCTAGCACCGTAAGTGCCTTGGTTTTGCCTGCCACGGGCACTTATACCGATGTTGCTGACTCTCTGGCCTATGGGATATACACCACGGGATCATTTTTGAGTGGAGCAGTAGATCAAGTTGCTTATGTTTATAATAAACTCGGGGGCAATATTCTGGATTTGGAGATAACTCCTGTCAATGTGTATAACGCTTACGAAGAAGCATGTCTCGAATATTCTTATCTGGTTAACACCCATCAGGCAAAAAATGTTCTGTCGGACCTGCTCGGGAATACCACAGGATCCTTTGATCAGGATGGAAATTTTGTAGCGTATGACAAGGGAATGGATGTTAAACCTAATTTAAAGTTCCCGCGTTTTCAGTTGGGGTATGCTACCCATATCGGAAGAGGAGCAGGTCTGCATGCGGCGGTGGGAGCAAGCCAACAAATATTTTCAGCTTCATTTACCCCCCAACAAGATGTTCAAGACTACGACCTTCAATCCATTATCTACAGTGCCTCCATTGACGGCGGTGCGGGTGGTGCAGCTTTTACCGGCTCGATTGGGAAAAGTGCCATCACTATTCAAAAAGTATTTTACAAAACTCCGCGCGCCTCGTGGAGGTTTTTTGGCGGGGTAGCGGTTGGTCTCGTGGGAAACCTTTCCACCTATGGGATGTATGCGGATGACAGCACCTACCAATTAGTTCCCGTCTGGCAAAATATTTTACAAGCAATGGATTATAACGAAGCTATGAATGTTAGGGCTTCTCATTATTCCTTTAAGCTAAATGACAATAAGCTGCGCATCTTCCCCGTCCCCAACGGCAATTGGCCATCGAAGTTTTGGGTAGAATTTCGCGTTTCCGAAGATGCGTTTGATGAGCCGGGGGATCGCAAATACGGGGCAGATGGCGTAAGCAATATGAATACGCTACCTTTCCCCAATGTGCCCTACGCAAATATTAACAGCATTGGAAAACAGTGGATTCGTAGGTTTGCGCTATCTCTGTGTAAAGAAACTTTGGGGCAAGTAAGATCAAAGTTAGCCTCTATACCTATACCCGGTAATGATATAACCCTCAATGGACCGGCGCTTATTTCGGAAGCCAAAGAGGAACAAATTAGTTTACGGGATGAACTCAAGACCGTTCTGGATGAAATGGTTTACGGCAAATTAGCAGAAGGAGATCAGGCTCTTCAGGCAAGCGTTAATGAAACTCTCGGTAAGATTCCACATGGCATTTATGTAGGATAACCCATGGCTAACAAATGGACTCAACCTAGCTCACCCCCGCCTCCTCTCTTTGTAGGGAAGGCCGAACGTAACTTTGTTAAGCAACTTAACGACGAGCTTATTGAAAAGATTGTCGGCGAGGAAGTGATCTATTTTCCCATCGACGTTGAGCGCACCAACTATCACACCTTATATGGGGAGGCAATGAAAAAAACTTTTCTTCCTCCTATCCGGGTGTATTCCCTGGTGGAATATAATGGTTCTGATCGGGTGCAGGAAAGATATGGCTTTGATAATGTCTACAACATAACGATCCATTTCCACCGACGCCGCCTTACCGAAGATCAAAACTTGTTTGTGCGACTTGGAGATTTTGTGCAATATGACGAGATGTATTTTGAAATTGTAGACGTTTTCCAGCCACGCTATTTGTTTGGACAAGACAGCGCCTTTGCGGATAACACATCATTAGAGGTTACAGCGGTTTGTAAACAAGCAAGACGAGGATTGTTCAATGCCAGTTAATACACCCCTTAATCAGCAGCTTGATGCTGTATATCCGTTAGCCCATTCGCGCCTGGAAGACATTGACTACGCACTATACAACTATATCAACGACCAGTTGAATATTTTTACGGATAGCAACACGGGCTTTAGCAAGGTGCCCGTCATCTACTCTATTCCTGACCGGGCGTATCAGATTAAAAACGACCCCACGCTGCGACCCAACGGCAGAACTTTATCTTACCCCCTGATTTCGATTTTACGAGAATCCGTTACTAAGAATCCAGAAAACAAGGGGCGTTACGGAGTGCATGTTCCTCCCTACTTTGACTACTATGATCGCGGCGGGGCTGTCACCATTGCGCGCGAAGTAAACCAAAGCAAGACGAAGAATTTTGCGAACGCGGCAGCCATTAAAAAATCTTTCTATAAGACAAATACCAATTACCAAACATTTCCAGGAGTCAATACGGAAATTGTATATGAAACTTTGACCATTCCGATGCCTACCTTTGTGGAAGTATCCTATAGCATAGGGATCATCTGTGAATACCAACAGCAGATGAATCAGATTTTGGCTCCCTTTGCCGCACAGACGGGAGCACCTAGCGTCTTCCCGATCAAATACGAAGGAAACAAATATGAAGCTTTTATTGAGCCGGAGTTTGC